AAAATTGTAGCACCGAAGGATTAATACATGGCGAGCATCTTCGACAAATCTCAAGACAACCTAAACAAATCACAAGAAGATATTGCACGTGAACGTGCCCCTGTTCGCCCTGTACCGGTTACCCGTCAAGCAATTTACGGTGACTTAATTGAGGAAGAGCAACGCCTGAAGACAGAGACTGCAGACCCCTTCGGATTTATTGAAGAAGAGTTAGGTCGTCGTGAGCCGGTAGCACCCCGTCGTGAAGCGTTAGAAGCTGAGAAGCAACGTCGGTACGAAGAAGCGACAGGGACTGCCGAGCAACGCAAGCGTCTGCAAGAAATCGAACGTGAGATGGAGCAGTTTGGCGAGTCGCAAGAAGGCAAAGGCCAGACAGCTTCTGAAATCGTATCTGACTACGACGCATTAAAAGACGAGAAAGCCGCACTAGAAAGAGATATCTCAGAGCGTCAAGTGACGACTACCCCTGAAGGCACTCGTGTACTAATCCCTACCCCAGAGACTGCAGACAACCCACTGATGGTTATGGGTGCACGTGCAGTCAGTGAAGCAGGTCGTGGTATCGCCAGTCTGTTTGGTGAAGAAGAAGCCATCCCACAGATTCGTGACGAGTCTGATGTAGTCAACGTTGGGTCAGAAGTACTGCAATTAACAGCAGGCGGTGCGGGCGGTGCCGTGGTCGCTTCTAAGATTCTAGGTGGTGTATTGAAAGCGGCACCTAAAGCCCGTAATTGGTACGGTGCGTTAATCGGTGCACCTGCAGGTGAAGCAGTCGTAGCAACGTCAGAGACAGGCTCTCTTCAGGGTGAAGAGGGCGATACTACATTCGACCGTAAGCTCGATGTACTAATGGAAGGTATCGGTTTCGGTACGATTTTAGGTGCAACCGGTAAGGCTGCCAGCACGATTGGTGAGCTATCACCTGTTGCCAAGGTACTTCGCTCATTGCCAGTCGCTTTAATGGGTACTCGTGAAGGTGCAGAGCAGTTAGCAGGGGATACGCTTGCAGAGTTAATTGCACGTGCAGAGAATGCAACAACACCTGAAGCTAAAAATGCCGCACTTGAGAAGATTCAAAAGTCTGTCGCCGCAAACTTTGAGGCACAGACGGGCGTTAACTTCAAAGATTATTTAGAGGGACGTGCAGAGCTACCTGAAGGCGTTACATTCCGCCCAACATTGGGTGGTGTAGCCGGTGGTGAAGAGTCGTTAGCAGGCCCTGTCATTGCTCGTGTTGAACGTGGTGTTGCACAGAAAGAAGGTATGCCTGAGTTTGCAGGGCGTATGGAAGAACAACGTCAAGCTATGCAAGCGGGTACTGAAGAAGCTGTAGAGGGTGCAATCCCTGCAGGCCAGAGACTTGAAGGTGAGACTGCCAGACAAGCCGCTGAGAGGCTCGGTACGGAGGCTAGAGAGGATATTGGTGGGGTAGTAGCCGGACGTGTTGAAGAAGCCCGTCAGGAGCTTGTAGAGCCGTTTGAGACTACATTAGAGAGGGCTACTCAAGAGTTAGAAGAGGGCATGGGTGAAGCTGGTGAATTAACCTTTGCTGGCTTTGAGCGTGTCCGTGCCAATAAGCAGGGTGCAAACAATGCAGCCCAAGAAGCTACCGATATCGTACAGGAAGTGTATACAGCACAGCGTACGCAAAAGGCTGACTTCTACGATGAATACACGGATGCCATTGAGGATATTAATATCCCAGCCGCACAGTTTGAGCGTGAGCTAACTGAGATGGTGGACGAGCGCAGTATTGCAGACGTGGCCAATATTGTCGCCAACATGGATCCTAAATACCGTACAACTCTGAATCAACTGGCTGAACAACGTCAGCGGTTACAGGCTGCAATAGGCGATCAACAGCGTGAGATTGCAAGTAGGTTAGAAGCTGACTTGATTGCTTCTAAACAAGCAGAGGGTATTGACGCACCGACACTAACAGCGGCAGAGCGTCGCAGTATTCAAGATCAGGCAATGACTCAAGTCGATATGTCTCGTGCCCGTGAAGAAGCTGACTTCCGTGATGTGAAGCTTGCTAACGTAGAAGGTCTACTGCAGGCAATCAACTCAGTTAAGAATGCACCGAACGTACGCCCTGAGATACAAGGTGCCATGAATATCTTGTCTTCTGGGTTAGACGGCATGATTACCCGCCAGCTTGGCGAAGGCAGTGACTTGATGAAAGCACGCCAGAATGCCATTCAGTACTTCCAAAACTTCAATGATTTGTATCGCACATCGACCGGTAACATGGTTGTGCCAAACTTCCGCTTCGGTGACAAGGTTACGAATCAGCAGTTAGCACAGGCACAAGATGGTTTTACCGCCATCTTACGTGAAGCGAAGAGTACCAAAGCACCGCTAAAATTTATTCAAGAGATGCGTAGCACGATGGATGATGAAACTCGTGACGCATTTGATCGGGCAATGGGTAAGTTCTACCGGCAAGATATCTTCAGTCGTGTACGCTTTGACCCGACTACCATAGCCGCACAGGAGAATCCACAACGAGCCGCACAGGCCATGGCTTCTCAACTGTCAAACGTACTCAGTGATTATCCTAATTTAGAACAGTTAGCTCCCGGAATTGCCGACGATCTATCGGCATTGTCTAAACAACTGCGTGATGCAGGTCAAAACCGTGAGCGTTCAGAGAAAGCATTGGGTGCTGTGCAGAAACGTTTTGACGATCTTAAAGCAGAGATTGAGGCAACACCAGAGGCTGGGTTTGCATTTAAGCCACAAGAAAGTGACGCTGTTGTTGCCGTTAAGGGTTTATTAACAGATCCTAATAAGCAAAAAACATTCAACCGTATCTTTAGCACTGCAGGTGAAGCAGGCGAAAGGGGTGCAGATGGTTTAACTGATGCACAACGTAGGCTAAAAGCTACGGTCGCCCAAGGTGCCCTAGAGTTAGTATACCCTGCAGGTGCACGAGGTAAAGAAACTGCAGAGCTTTCGTTTCCACAAATTGAAAAGGCCATCAAAGAAAACCCTGTCTTTGAGCAGATGTTTCCTGCCGGTGATCCTACACGGGCTACCTTTGATATGTTGGTAGAGCAGGCTCGTGCAATAGATCGTAGACAGGTACGTGCAGTCAGTGGTGAATCAGCTACTGCAACGATTAGTGATGTAGGGCAGTTAGTTTCAGAGCTAATCAACTACGTACAGGGACCACTCAGTAAAGAGGGTCGCCGTTCTAAGATGCTGTCTCGTGTGTTCTTTAAGCTGGCAGGTGGTCCTGAACAAGCATCAGAGGTCTTAACAGAGATGATGTTAGATCCTCGTGTAGCAAGCCGGTTACTGAGCGAAGCACAGCAACGTGCACGCCAAACCGGTGAAGAGGTGGGTACGTCACTGCAGAAGCTTGCAGGCGGATACATCCTTTCACGTATTGGTGTGAACAGCGTGGACCAGTTCAATCAGGAAGTCGAGTCGATGGTATTAGAAGAACAGACTGAAGGAGCCTTCGGTCAATAAAAATCATTTTCATCGGGCAGATCATCTTCTTCAGGGGCCACATTAACGTGGCCTTTTTTATAATTATCCCAGATGATCAGTGCTTCTACGCCATAGCGTGCGGCGAGTGCAATGGATACGACTACAAAAGCCAGAGAGATAAGTAGTAATAATAGAAATTCAGCCACAGTAGTCTCCTTATGGTTATACTATGGCTGTTCTATGTCATCTCAACTAAATAGCAAGATTGTCGTGGTAAGCAACGTTAAAGCCTCTTTCCCATTCTTTGAAGTAATGAGAACGGGGTCTATACGGATTCCGTACTCGCCCCGTCTTAAAGTCTTCTAAGCCTTTTAAGTAAGCTTCGTTCGGTTGCTTACGCTTCTTTTGACGTACTTGCATGTATCACCAACCCCAATCTCCATTCATGCCTGCGGCATTATAATCGGTAACCCTTTTTTCAAAGAAATTACTCATGGAGTCCGAGCCTAGCATAGTTTCCATCCAAGGCAAAGGGTTTTCTTTTACTTTCCAGTTACCCTTAAGACCCAGTTGAATGAGCCGCCGGTCGGCCAAGTATCGAATATATTGCTTAACTTCCGCTGACGACAGACCTTGTACGTCGCCCAACGAAAACGCAATATCAATAACCTTGTCTTCCAGCTTAATAGCTGTCCTAAACATTTCGTATATAGATTTCTTAAAATCATCCGTAACGATCCGTGGATGCTCTTCACAGAATTTACGGAACAGCATTGCCATACCGTCACTGTGCATCGTTTCATCACGTGCTGACCACTCGACGACGGTACACATACCGGGCATCTTGCCGTAACGTTGATAGTTCAATAGCATTGCGAATGCGCTGAACAGTGATACACCTTCATTCAGTACGCTTCGTGCAATCGACAGTGCGGTGCCACTGTGGCTGTGCATGTCAATGTTTGCCATGAAGTCTACCTTCTCTGACATCTGCTTCACATCGAGAAATGCAGAAAACTCTGCTTCATCTAAGCCGAGGGTGTCATTCAGTAATGCGTACGAACGTTGATGAATAAACTCCCGTGAAGCAAATGAAGCAAGCATTGCACGTGCCTCATTGTTCTTGAACTTGGGGATGTAGAATTCCAAATAGTTTGTGCCGACCGCTACGTCGGAGGTGGTAAACAGTTTCAGAATCTGCGTGATTTGATTCTTTTCGTTATCGGTAAGCTTACCGTTGCGCCAGTGGGCCACGTCTGTTTGAAGCTCCAGTTCATCTTCAATCCAATGAATACGCTCGTGTTCAGTTGCCTTATTTACGAACTCTGGATAGCTAAAAGGTTTATAGACTAAGCTTCCCTCAAGTAGCGACATATTAATTCTTCCTATGTTATGTGGGTTGAAGGGGTTATAAGGTTAAAAAAGCCGGTATTTAACCGGCCCATGAAACTATTATATTCAAGAAGTGCTGTCTGACAATTACTTTTTTGACTTCAATTCTAGCTCATTTCTCAAGTCGTTGATCTGTTTGATCATATCTTCCATTACTTCCTGTACGTCACGAAAGTATTGAGTAGGTGGCGTATATTCTATGCCGCTACTCGCTATCTCTTCGTAAAAACGGGTACGCTCCAGTACTTTATTCGTCGATTTTGCTGTCATTATCAAATACCCCATTTTGAATACATTGTTCGTAGGTTTCCCAGAGGCTCTGAAAACGCATGTCAGCGAAGATTTCTAGACCATGTATAGTACCGTATAGCTGATCTTCATTCATGCCCTCTAAGCGGCTGTACGTAAGCCTCAGATCATCTAATAGATGCCATGCCTCCAGTATTTTCTGTTCTAAGTCAAACTGATCAATCGGTCGGCCATCTAGATCTGTATGCAATCCGTTAATTTTCATCGGGCAACTCCAAGTTATGCTTTAAGTCTACAAATGTTACGAGGTCTAATGGGACCTGAAAGAAGTATTCTCCAGAATACACGTATTTATTCGGAACCTCGACAGGTTCTAAGTCTTTAATGTCATCAGACCAGAAAGTCGCAGCCCGATTCAGTGTCTTGTTCCAAATATAAAATTGTGTGCTAGTGTCGAAGAACTTTTGCTTACGTTGTGGTAGCTGTACAGTGTCGTACGGAAAGTCAGTGCCCTTCCATACAAGTTTCACCTCACACTCCAGTAAGTGATCATCGCACATCAAGTCTTGTTTGTACCGGTCAGGATGATCCGTCACATGTTTGCCTTGTTTCTGATTATAAAGCTTCGTCGCTTCCTTTGCCAATGCATCGTATTGTTTATACAGTTCACGGCTAAACCGCTTACGTGCTGTCATTAGTTACCTGCCAAGTGTTGTACAAGATTCATTGCTACAGCAGTGCCACTGACTGCACTGCCAATGGTGATAGCCCTATCGTTCCATACACCGCCTACATATACCCATCCAAAACTGCTTATAACGTAAGCAAGCTGTCCCCACAGCACAAGATTTGCATTGATAAGAAACACACCTATAACTGCGAGGGACATAGAAACCCACTTGACGTACCAGTCTATAGTACCGGTAGGTGTAGTAGGTTTGATCTCTTCGTATTGTACTTGAAGATCGTCCAGTTCCTGTTGCAGTCTCTTCTTTTCAGTAGCCAGTTCCATGGCGAGTTTCCCCGCCTTGGACATTTGACTGGCTTTGAATTGTTCCTGAGTGTCTGCAGAAACTAGCTCCTCTACCCCTGACATGATACGCACTCGTCATCGCCATCGAAGTCTTTGAGGGCATTACGCTCTACCTTGGTGCCTACCTTTTCTGCAGTCACACCGGCAGATGTACGTAAGTAGTACAGGCCCTTCAATCCTTGTTTCCAAGCATTCAAGTGAATACGGTTCACGTCTGCCTTATCTTGACCTGACGGGAAGAACAAGTTGACGCTTTGCCCCTGACAAATAAACTCTTGTCGCTTTGCGGCGTGTTCAACAACCCACGTTTGATCTAATTCAAATGCTGTCTTAAACACCTCTTTTTCTTCGTCGGTAAGAAATTCTAGCTGTTGTACAGATCCTTCATTAGAAATGATGGACTTCCATGTATCGTCAGTGTTTTTACCGTGGCCTTCTAACACCTGCTCAAGTGCTTTGTTTTTGACGAAGTGAGCACCTGCACGAGTACGATGGGTATAAGCATTAGACTTAATAGGCTCAATAGAAGCACTAGAATTGCAGAGAATGCTACTGTTTGCATTGGGTGCGACTGCCAGTAAGTGTGCATTACGTAGCCCTGTACCTTCCATGTCAGGAGCCTCACCACGTTCTCCGGCCAACGTCTGCGATTCATGGGTGGCCTCCTCCTTGATGTGCTTAAACACCTTGTAGTTTTCACTACTCGCCTGCCACGACTCCCATGCAATACCTTTAGACTGCAGGTATCCATGGAAGCCCATCGCACCCAAACCTATCGAGCGTTCTCTTTCAGCAGAGTGTCTAGCTTTTCTAAGTTCGTCTGGTGCATTGTCGATAAAGTATTGCAATACGTTGTCAAGGAATCTGACCAAGTCTCGTACCATTGTTGTTCCGCCCCACTCGTCGTACTTTTCGATGTTGACGCTTGAGAGGCAACAGACTGCTGTACGCTCGTTATCTGTCGGGAGGTGGATTTCATTGCAGAGGTTAGAGCCATGAACCCTGAGTCCAAGTTCTTTTTGGCTAGCTGGTAAGCCTCGGTTGGCTGTGTCGATAAAGTTAAGGTAAGGACTGCCAGTTCTGAACCGAGCTTCAAGTATTCTTTGCCAAAGTTCTCTAGCTGGCATTGTATCTCTTGTAGATCCGTCATTAGGGTCTCTAAGTTTCCATTCGTATCCATTGATTACGCTCTCCATAAAGTCGTCTGTGATGTTCACAGCGTTAAACAAATTAAAGCACTTGCGGTTGATGTCTCCGCCGGTCGGTACTTTAAAGTTAATAAACTCGACAATGTCAGGATGACTTACGTCGAGGTAGGCAGCGTAGCTACCTTTTCGGGTACGGCCCTGCTTCCATGCAGTCATACCAGAATCAATTACTTTCAGAAACGGAATAGGTCCAGGAGCTTTGTTGCTAATGCCTCGTACTGCTGACCAATGTCCGCCGACACCTCCACCCTTTACAGACAACCACGCTACCTCATTTGGATGAGATATAAGGCTGTCGAGAGTGTCATCCACGTAAGAAAGGAAACAAGAAATAGGCAGTCCCGCTGACGATCCGTCAGATGATGGGGCGTTAGATAGTACAGGGCTGGCAAACATAAACCAGTTAAGACTAGCATAATCATAAATCCTTTGAGCTAATTCGTAATCACCACCGCAATAAGCCTCTGCCGCCCTCGCATACGTCTCTTGTGGGCTTTCTTCCCACGGTAGCATGTAGTAATCCTTCATTAAAGCCATGCCTTGTTCAGACAGCAAAGCATCTCGATCTGTTTTAATTTGTACTTTCACTCGCTTGTTCCTTGTAGATATTGAATGTCTTGTTGAATATGTGACGTAGTTCCTTGGCGGCCTTCTCTTCTTCAGGACTTAGCTCATTGGCCTCGACCATAGTGAGCATTTCATCTGCAAAGCCAAGTAACTTGATCAGTTGACCTTCTGGCAACTTAATCTTGATCATTTTGCGGCTCACCAGTTCACTCCTTTACACTTTTCTAGCAGTTCAATCTTCTTCTCCAAGAACCACTGTGCCTTACGGGCATTTTCTATAGGGTCATCCTTCATAAACAGACGACTGCCAAGATACTTATGCACCGTACCCCAACAGTAGTGAGCGGCGTACCACGGACCCATGATGTCCTCAATGTAGTCAATCGTTTCAATATCCCCTGCCGTATAGTGCGAGGGGTGATTGATTGCGTCGTACTCTTCCACAGAATCATTCATATCGTTGACCATCTCAAAAAAGGAGGCCCAATCTTTTTTATCACTCATGCTTCACCCTCTACATCCATACGAAGCAACTTTAAGTCTTCGTCTGTTAAGTTCTCGTAGTAAGAAATATCTTCACTACCCACTACAAAATCGAATGGTTTGTGCCCCTGTATCGAATATTCTAAGCCTGCACGCAAAATAGTATCCATGTCGTTCTGTATCAGGTTGGCAATGCCCGACATAAAGATAGCAAGCATGTCGTCGTGATCTATGTCAGACTCTGGATCGAAATCCTTTTCGATATTCATGTTGGTTGGGTAGAACCCACAGGCAAAGTTAGTTGCCCCATCTTCATTGACACTGACCCGCAGGAATGCCTCCCCCGGTGCCAAATCTAAATTAACGGTTGTGTCACTCATTAAACCATTCCTCTGGTATTTGTTTATCTGCGTAAAGAAATCCGTGTTTCGTACACCAGTCTGCGTACGAGGTTTTAGATCCTTTGCGTATCTTTGCACGTGAATTAGAGAATACGAATCGTATGTCGAAGTCGACCTGCTCTTTGATCCATATATGTTTCTTGCGGTCCTCTAAAGTGAAACGCCCTTTTGTTTCAACCACAATACCATTAGGCAGGACAAAGTCAGGAGTGTACGTTCGATCAACAGCGGGTTGTGTAAAGCTAATTCGTGAAGCTGGATCTTCATACTTAACACGTAATCCTTTGCTTTTGATCTGATCCGCAACAGTCTTTTCCAAGCCGGATTTATATCCATATTTTCTAGCCGCCCTACTGAACGTCATCTACGTACACCGTATAGTATCGCCACGGCTTATTCTTAGCCTGCGAAGCTTCTACCCTGCGATATTGTAATGTAGGCCAACAGGAGTACTTGTAGTCGCAGTACATGCAATCCTTTTCAATGTAGCGATTTCCCGTCGGCTTACCTCGGTACGTCTCTTCAATATCCTCAAAGCAACGCTCAAAGGTAGCGTCAGTCGCAATGTAGTCGAAGGTATCTTGAATCACTTCAGTGTACTCGTCTTCGTACGATGCGTCGGCCTCAATCACTTTCCATTGACCGGTAGACTTATTGACTACGATCCACCCGCCAAATGGTTTACCACTGGCTTTAGCGTAGCCGAAGCCCTGAGCCATATACCCAAAAGAATCATCGGCCCTGACCGCATTGAAGTCCTTGAATTTATGCTCAAACGCAAAAGGAGATGCAGACTTGATGTCCCACACTTTCCCGTCAATCACGACATCGTATTCGCCCATGATAGACTCGTCGCCCTGAAGGGGTAGCTCTACCTTTCCGTGGTAGGACTCGACTGGTATACCTGCACCACGCATTAAAAGCAACGCCAACACTTCGATCGTATCGCCTAACAGCATCTTCATAATGAAGTCATACGAAGGCTTACTGGCTTTCTCTGGGTGATTCTTTTGCCACCACAACTGGCAACGGGGTCTACCGGCGTTAGACATACGAACAGTAAAGTCCCGTACGCTTTCACGGTTAAACTGCTTAATCAATGCGTTACGAAAGTCTTCACAGGCTTGATCAATCAATGCGTCATCGACAGGGGGAGCTTCCCCTGCCGACAACTTAGATAGATACTCCTGTATCCGAACCTCGTATTCATGAGGCATTTCGGACATTATGATGCCTCTTCAAAGTCAGCTTCAATCACATCATTTGAGAATGACAAGAATGAAGCACCTTTTAAGCGCAGGAGTACAGGTTGATCCACAATCTCTACAGCATCACCGGCACCGGTCTGCGCATCAGCCATCGTGACTTTAGCGTACAGATAACGGAAGCATGTGATGTTCTTGTATTTTGCCTTAGTGTCGGGGTCTGCATCACGCAGTTCCTTTGACGTAGGCTTACCACAACGGATACCACCCAACTCGTCGATAGGCTCGTCGCCAACACGGTGAATGATTGTCTTGTTCATAACAGCCTGCTCGTCTGGATCGTAATCCAAGTACTGCATGTAATCTGCAAATACACGAACAGTCACGTCTTTACCGTACACCGTTTCATTGGGCATTGCCAATGCGAAGATGCCTTTCTTCAGTTCGTTACCCTGATCATCTTCATCCTGATAGTTTACTTTCAACAGTGGCAGGCGGTTGCCTGTAGACTGTTGCTCTTGGACTCCCATCGCAGCCATTAACTGATCTGGAGTCATTCCATTGTAAAGTGCTACATCACTCATAAATTACATTTCCATTTAGCCAATTTGATCCACTCTTTATTTCAATGGCGAGCGGAATTACCATATCGTAATTAAATCGTTCTTTGACTTCAATTGCAACCCCTTCCATGCCTTCGATCAAAATGTCTTTCATGATCTCCTGCTCTCCGGGATATACATCCACAACAATACTGTCATGTACAGTCAATACACATAACGATTTAACGTGTCGATTTTTCATCGCTTTTTGTACACGTATGCAAGCAAGCGGTACAATGTCTGCTGTAGCAAACGATTGCACAGGATAGTTTACAATCTGTGTTGCAAAGCTAATACGTCCATTCTGCTTACGCTCTACGTTAGGCCAGTAAAACTGCCGACCGGATGGCAAGGTCACTGTGCCGTTACGCAATACACCACGCTTAAGTTTATCGTGCCACTGTGCAAGCCCCTCGTAGATGTCAAAGTACTGCTTGAAGTACTGTTGCACGTGAGGTGCCTCAGAGGCTCCCTGACCGCCGTACAACGGTGCAAAGGTGTACGCCTTCGCATGTTGCCGTTCGTCCTTTGTAACGGCCTCTACGGGCTTTTCATTGATGATTGAAGCAGTCTGCTTGTGCACGTCCTTACCAGTCATAATGTCATCGTAAATCTGAGAATCTTTAGACAGTTCACCGGCTACCCTGAACTCCAAGCCGCTGAAGTCAGCCTCCATTATCTCGCCGCCATCAAATCGTGATACGACACATTTCCTAATCGGAAAGGTACCGCCACGGGGTTGATTTTGGAAGTTAGGATCTGAGGATGACAGACGGCCTGTTGCTGTAATGCACTGGTTATACGTCGTATGCAAGATTCCTGTACTACGTGTATTACGTTTCATACCGCCACAGAAGGACGTGAGGTAGACGCTGAGGGCACTGTATCGACGCATGCTTTGTAGGAACTCAATCGCCTCGTGTAATCCTTTACGTTGCGCCTGCGCCAGCAGAAACTGCATCGTGTTCTTTTCAGTTTTAAACCCGTTAGCAGATACGTCTTGCACGTTAGACGGAACAAGCTTGAAGCCTGCCACCTTATCTGTAGTCTTAAAAACAGCACCCAAACCATCACACGTTGTGCACTTTGTACGGTTCTTATACGGTTGGCCGTTCTTCTTAATTTTTTGAACAGTGCCTTTACCTTTACACTCATTGCATTGCACACCTCGTGTCCGGTGCATAATAGTTGAGTTATTCTTAACAGCAAGAGAAAACTCTTTGGCCGACATGCGAGGACGGGGCAGAGGCTTGCCTGCCTTGTTCAGCCCTACGTTGAATACTTCACGCCATTTGTTTTTATCCACAACCCTGCGAGAGTAGACGATCTCAGATAGTTGTGCAGGTGAGTTAAGGTTTATCGGAGTGTCGCCCATAACGTTACGGGCTATCTCATACAGCCTCTTTTCTAACTGCATCTTCTCTTCGGTAAACTCTTTTTCTACCTCGTCCAGTGCGTCTACGTCGATATAGATACCGTTGCGCTCCATATCTAACAAGACAACGAGCATCTCATTCATCATGTCACGTGCTTTACGTAAACCAACAAACTCAGGTTTACGGTAATCATGCATCTGAGATTCGTACACTTCCAAGCACGAGATTACATCACCCCGTCCGTAGGTCTCTACAATCTCTGGGTCCATCTGCTCGTAGCCGATGCCCTTTTTGAAAGTCTCTTCCATCAGATCTGACCGCTTGAGAGTAACCTTACGACGCTTGGCAGTCTCTTCCAAGGACAGGGGTAGCTTCTGCCCACGGGCTAGCACGTACTCGCCAATCATGGTGCAGTATACAGGGCAGTCTACTGTGAACCCAGATTCCTGCAGCCAAAGTATGTCAAACTTTGCGTTATGTGCGACCAGTATGTCTGCCATATCAAGCATACCTTGTAAATCAAAACGTGCCGACTTTGCATCGCATTCAATTTTTTCGTGGTGAAAGAAAAAGTATTGGCCGGTATCGTCATGCGCAAATTGGGCACCACAAGACACAAGCTGATTGTTTGGGTTAAAAGGACTGCCGTCAATCTTACCATCGACTCTCTGTACGGTAGTCTCTATGTCAATTCCTAGTACAAACATATCTGACCTATCAATCAATGTACCGAGACAGCTTTGGTTGTATCTCGCAAATAACGGTGCCATGCCACCCCGTGATCTTGTTCTTACCTATTGTGAGATGTCGAGTCATGTCTGGCTCTTCATCAACTCCTGACATGTCATGCTTGCCAATACCGATAATGATATCAGCCTCAGCAAACTTGCCTGTCTTACTTCCCTCCATTTCTGTCGGGTTCAGTTTAGTTTTCCCCTCCGCATCTGCAGATGCCTGACTGATAGCAACGAATGCTAAGTCATGGCGTTTAGCAATTTCACGTGCCTGTGTATAAATTTCTCGTAGCTTTTCGTCGGTACGGTTGAAGTTACCTGCAACCTGTACTTTATCTAACTGATCTACCACCAGTACATCTGGATTGTGATTCTCACAGTAAGCATCAATCTGCTCGATAGTGACACCCTGTGCGTCATACATATTCACATTGTCGTAGATTGTACGCCATTCGTTGGCTACAAACTTTGGGTCTTCGTAGATCTCTTCCTTAGTGATGCCTGTAAATGCAGACATTGCACGTAGCATCGTACGGCTGGATTTCTCTTCGTTGACGAAGGTGTGTACGTTCGCACCCTGTTCAGCAAAACCTTCCGGTCCAAAACAAAACGACACGTGACTAGCAGTTTTACCGGTCTCGGGTCTGGCAAAGATGATACACAGTTCACCACCTGCAATTCCGGGTAACTTGTCTCTCAGTGCACGAAGGTTAAACGTCCACCGTGTATCAGCTTCGTTTTCTTTCAGCAACTCAAACACATCTTTAGTACAGGGCTTTAAATCAACCTGTGGTGTGAAGTCATCTTTAGTCTTTTCGATCAAACGCTTTAATGAGGTCAGGTCTTGTACGTTACCGTCTACAATTTCTATCCCAAGATTAGCGATATCCCGACCAATCTCTTGTCGCCATGCATATTGCAGTACTTCTTGCGCAACGTCAGTAGACAGCGGCGGTTTATCAGCCAACTCACGTAATAGTATTCGTACGTTGTCTTTCTTCGCACGTGTCTCTGTAGGGTTATCAATCTCATAAATCGCAGCCACATCTTGTACGGTGATATCTTCATCGGACTTCTCGTGTGCACGTAATATGCTTTTGTACACCTGCTTGTAGTCAGAGTCGTCAAACATTGACGCTCTGACACGGTGCCGGTTACTTTCGTAAAACTCTTTATTGAGTAGTAGTTGGATCAGTTCCGGTTTCATTCACATCTCCCTTGCGTTGTTTCGTTTTGCCGAAGATTCGATCCCAGTTATCGGAATATTTCTTTTCGTCAACCGGACGCTTCCAATCTCCCTTCCCGTAAGCGGGGCTGTTTTTACGCCTAATCATCTGCAAAGTCCTTAACCTCTAAATCAAATAAGCTAGCAATGCCTAACCCTGCTCGGTACTGTGTACTTGTTAGCGTGTCTTGATTCAAAAACAAAAGATCGTGCTGTAGGTTGTAAGATATGTAATCTTCTTGAGACCCTCGTATACCGAATCCTATTACGCCCCCATCAAAACGTGTACCCGTCATGATCAACCCTGTGTCCTGTATGATATAACTTGTTATATGAATAACATCCATGAACTTTTCTAAACCAAGTGTGCTTAAGTCAAACCGTGTATTAGTCATAGTATGTTCCTCGTCGTTTAAGTAATTTTTCATTGCTTGCTCTAGAGTCAAACCAGTACATCCGCAGACAATCGCCCACAGGATTCCGTTACGGACCATCGCCTCATTCTCTTCCGCAGTCATATCAAATTGATACGTAGCACTACCATCTTCGTGTTCAATGATGTCTAGAACTTCCATCTGTGTTCTCCTCTAGTCCCACAATGCTTCATAGTATTTGCCGAACAGACGGAACCCGTTGGATATCCGTGCCTGTTCAGCCTCAATCTCTTCTTCAGAGTCAAGACGCATGATAACGTCATCCTTGTTGGCTTTGCAATCGAA